TTATCCTCCAAGTCACCACAGACCCGTCACTGGTCAAACCATCGCCGGGCAAGGTCAGCTTGGTCATCATGCCGCCTGACATCGCTTGGGACGGCTGGGAACTGGAACCAAACGTGACGTTCAAGATTCTCGCGGTGGCGGGAACGGCGAACACGAACACGCGCGGCTACGACCTGATCCTAGAAGCCATGGACATCATGCACCAGGCAGACGTGAACATGGCCACGGCCACTCCAGTCGGCTTCGACCTCGCGGGCGCGGGAACGCTCGCCGCATACGAAATCACACTCAACCCCATGTAATCGAAAGGACACAATCATGGCTGCAATCAGAACATTGGGACCGGGCAAGCTCACCATCACCGACACGGGTGAGGGGCGCGACTTCAGCGCGCAGGTCACCAAGGTGCAATTGGCGGCGTCGAACAATACCGACGACCCTATCAATTTCCTCGACGGCTCTCAGGACACCAGCACAAGCACCGATTGGACGCTTGAAGGCACCATCGTGGACGACTTCGACGCCGACAACCTCAGCGCGTGGTGTTTCGACCACGCTGGCGAGCAGATGCCGTTCGAGTGGGTGCCGAACGACAAGGGCAAGATCAAGTGGACGGGCAACGTGAATGTGAGCGCCGTGAGCATCGGTGGCGACGTGAAAAGCAAGAACACCAACGATTTCAGTTTCCCCGTCACCAACCTCAGCCACGCGGCCTACAGCGGAACCATCACCGCGCAAGAAGGAAACTAGCATGGCCGCGACAGCCGCCTACGTGGTAGGCCAAAAACGGTTCGTGTCCACCATGCGCAAGGCGGGCGCGGACATGAAGGAACTCAAGGAAGTCAACCGGCAGGCCGCGAACATCGCATTGCCAGCGGTGCGCAATCTCGCGCCGCGCGGCAAGAACGGCAGGTTGGCTTCATCAATCCGTGTCGGGGCGACACAGAAGGCCGGTGTCATCCGCGCGGGAAGCAAAAGCGTGCCCTATGCGGGCGTCATCAACTACGGGTGGCCAGCCCGGCGCATCAAGCCGCGCCTGTTCGTCAACAACGGCGTGGCCTCGACGGAAGGCGCGTGGCAGCGCGTCTACAGGCAATTCATCGATAAGACACTCAACGAAGTAAGGGGAGCCTAGATCATGCAGATCGTGAAAGTCACCTACGCGGACGGCCGCACCGAGGAAACGCGACTCACGCCGCGCGCCCTGTGCCAGGCCGAGGAACACGCCCAGATCAACAAATGGGCGGCGGGCGACGCCAGCCGAATCCGCCAGTCCTACTATCTCGCGTTCATCGCCATGCGCAACGCCGGTCACACCACGCTCGGCTTCGACGAGTGGATGGACACCGTGGACGACATCGCGCTCGAACAGAAAGACCAGGAACCAGCAAACCCTACGCTCTGACCGCGTGGCCTGACGACTCGCTAGGCCTTCTCTCTTGCCTGCTGTCCCGCTATTTCGGCGGCACCCCGTGGGAGTGGAGGGAGAAGGCAAGCGAATTGGATTGGGCGACGGCGGTGGAGATATTGCAGGACGAAGCCGAACGAATGGAGGAAACCGATGGCGCATAGCGCGATCATGTCGGTGCGCATCACCGGCAACAGCGACGACGCGGTGAAGGCGTTCCAGAAGGCCACCAGCAAGGCGGCGGCGTTCGGCGGCTTCATGGGCGGTGCCGCGTTGAAGGGCGTGACCGCGTTGTGGGACAAGCTCAAGGACTTCGGCGGCGCTGTCATCGACATGAGCGACAGCACCGACAAGTTCGTGCAGACCATGAACTTCGCGGGCATCGACACGTCGAACGTGGAGAAGGCGTCACAGGCGGCGCGCGACTACGCCGACCGCACCGTGTACGACCTCTCAACGATACAGAACACCACCGCCCAGTTGGCCGCGAACGGCATCAGCGACTACACCGGTTTGACCGAGGCGGCGGGCAACCTGAACGCCGTGGCGGGCGGCAACGCCGACACGTTCAAAAGCGTGGCGATGATGCTCACCCAGACGGCTGGCGCGGGCAAGCTCACGACCGAGAACTGGAACCAGTTGGCCGACGCCATCCCCGGCGCTTCGGGCAAACTCCAGGAAGCCATGCTCAAGAACGGCGCGTACACGGGCAATTTCCGCGACGCGATGGAAAAGGGCGAGATATCGGCGGACGAGTTCAATAAGGCCATCATGGACTTGGGCATGAGCGACGTCGCCAAGGAAGCCGCATCGAGCACGAAGACCATGGAAGGCGCGTTGGGCAATCTGGAAGCCGCCATAACAGGCGGACTCACAGACGCGTTCGACCTGTTCAAACCCACGGTGACCGGAGCGCTCACCGAAGCCGCCGACAGCGTGAGCGATTTCGCCGCGAAAGCCACCGGAGGATTGAAGCAGTTCACCGACTCCATAAGCAAGACCGGCGCGTTCCAATCCCTCACGGACACCGTGAAGGCCGTGGGCGGCGCGCTCGGCTCGATGGGCCAGGCGTTCTCCGACATCGCCACCACGATAGCGCCCGGACTGCAAGGATTGTCCGACGCGGGAAGCATCGGCACCCAGTTGGGCGACGCGTTCAACGGCGCGGCCGGTATCATCCAGGCGGTGGCCGACAAGCTCACCCAGTTCGGTGATTGGGTCAGCGCGAACGCCGAACCCATCGCGGGCGCGCTGGTGGCCATCGGCGGCGGACTCGCCGCGTTCAAGGTGGCCAGCGCCATCAGCGCCGTGGTGGCCGCGTTGCAGGGCTTCAGCATCGCCGCTGCCGCCGCCGAAGTGGCGCAATGGGCGTTGAACGTCGCCATGAACGCGAACCCAATCATGATCGTGGTCACCGCCATAGGCGCGTTGGTGGCCGCGCTGGCGTGGTTCTTCACCCAAACCGAAACCGGCCGCAACATCTGGAGCCAGTTCACCGCGTTCATGGGCGGATGCGTGAACAACATAATCGGTTTCTTCCAAGCGTTGCCCGGCAGAATCGGCGCGTTCTTCCAGAACGCGGCACAAGGCGCGCAGAACGCATGGAACGGCGTCGTCGGCTTCTTCTCCAGCATCCCAGGCCGTATCCTCTCCGCATTGGGCAACGTGGGCGGCCTGCTCGTGAACGCCGGCAAAAGCATCATCGACGGTTTCCTCCGGGGATTGAAAAGCGCATGGGACGGCGTGACCGGTTTCGTGGGAGGCATAGCCGACTGGATCACCTCGCACAAGGGTCCGATCAGCTACGACCGTCGCCTGCTGATCCCGCACGGCAAAGCCATCATGGCGGGCTTCGCCCAGGGACTCGAAACAGGTTTCCAAGGCAAGGTGAGAACCGCCATCGCATCCGTCAACGCCAACCTAGCGTCAACGAGCATGTCCGCCATGCTCAACGGAACACGGGCGGGCTTGGCGGGCACGACCGTGGTCAACAACTACGAGGTGCACATCGACGGCACCGTGGTGGACCCGGACGGCACCGCCAAGGCCATCGAAAAACTACTGAACGGCTACGCGAAACGAAGGGGCCGCGCATGAGACAGCCAACCATGTTCATCGACGCCGGCGACGGCTACGCCAACGTCACCGGCCACGACGGTGACACGGCCGGCCTCGCGGGCTTCACCATCGACTGGGGCACCGACAAGCTGGACGAACAGCCCGACCCCAACGTGCTCCACTTCCAGCTCATGGACCGCACCGGCGAACTGGCAGGCAACGCCACACGCCTCGCCGGCATGCCCGTGCTGATCCAACTATCCCGCATGCCGCTATGGCATGACCTCCGGCAGGAAACCGCATGGCAGAACCTGGAACCGACCACCACATGGGCCGGCTTCCACCAGCTCCACACACCCGACCCGGCCGAGGGACCGGACCCTACGGCACTCACCCTGTTCCTCGGCAACATCACCACGGGCGGCACCATCACCCAGCGCGCCAACGGCACCTACCTGCTCGACCTGTACGCCAACAGCCTAACCGTGCGACTGAAACGCACCACGCAGCAGGGACCCACCGACCCGGCGCTGCCCGACCTGCACTGGACCGGCGACGCGCGCGCCCGCGTGGACGAAATCGGCCGCAGAATCAACGGGCTCGGCTGCCCGCCGCTCGACCCCGACAGCATCGGCTACCTCAAGCAACACGCGCCCTACCCCGCGCCATACGACCTCGACAGCATGCCCGACCTGTCCACCGTGCTCCACAAACTCGCCGCACCGTTGCCGGACGTGGCCCTGTGGTACGAGACCCACCAGCACGGCTCGGAACACATCGCGGCACGCTACGCGGGCAACAAGGCAAGCATCACCCTGCATGGCGACGGCACCCTGAGCGTGGAGGGCGCGGGCATGGAGCAGACGGCGCTCTACGCCTCGGACATCCGCATCAACGAAACCGACATGACCCTGCCCGACCCCGTGGCGCAGGTCACGGTGAAGACCCGCAAGGCCAAATGGGACGACAACGACCAGAAGGTGACGTTCGAGGACGCGGAGGTGACCGTCACCGACCGAGGCCGTTTGCCCCAGAATCTCACCGAAACCATCGAGGCCGTGACGTTCGAGACCGACGCGGTGAGCGTGGACGAAAGCGGCGGCCACTGGCCCGGCACCGTCTGGCAGCCAAGCGACGCGCAGCGCGACCAATGGGCCGACTGGCTCGC